TAATTTTGAAATGGCTGTTCTAAACGTAGTGCTATTAGCAAGATTGTCTAATCTAGTCTTATTTGTAGTTTGATCTTCATAGAGTAAGAAACTACGTAATGTCATAAATGTTGCTGGAATTGCAACATGACCTCTTTTATTGGCTGTATCTAATTTAATAAAATAGTTTACATAACAAGGATATGTAGTTATGGTTCTAAAGTTTGGAAGTCTAAATTGAATTACTTCATTTTCTTTAAGTGTCAATCCACCTGCTGGAACATTTGATGCTTGAACCTTAAATTCTGAGCTCATATTGCTAATATATAAGTCAGATCCAGCTACAGGATAGTTTGTTTTATATGTGACTGATTTTGATTCTACTGGGTCAGTTCCTGTTCCATAGCTAAGTTCGTCATAGCCGGTTTTAAAGTTATTATTGTATTGGAAAGCGGCGATACGTCCTGCTAAAACATTACGTAACACAAGTTTGTTATAATATTTATCGGCGTCAGTAAGTGCGGTAGATGTTCTTTCACCAGTTGTAACCAACTCGTGCTCAGCACCACCAACTGTAGCAATTTTTGTATAAAGAGTTGGTTCATCTAAGCTAACATCTTTGATTCTAGTATCAGCTGTTTCTATCACATCTAATATGGTGTCATAAGGAATTTCTTCACCAAAATCAATATTTCTATTATTAAAGTTTTTATAAATTGCTTTATAAATATTTCTTAAAATAGCTGCCTCTTCTGTTGAAGTTACTTTTTTAACGGTCGTAATTCTTGCCTTTAATCTTAAATAATTTTTAATACAAGCAATTTCATCATCTTTTGGTGGAACAAAATTGTGAGCAATAGTCTTATTGTCTTCTAGCTCATAATATATCTCTGCCTCATTTTCAGTATTACACTTAAATGAGTTAATGTATTCTTCTTTTGTATTTAAGCCATAAATTGTTTTAAATGGATAAAGTAATAAGTCAAAGTGTTCAATTTCACGTCCTAAAACACCATCAAATGAACAGTCGGTATAGCTGATTCCATAATCATTAAAAGAGCATAAAATTGATGAACGGTTAATGTCATCTCTTATGTCTGATACTATAACATTAGAAACAAGTGGAGTAGTATCAGTATCGCTAACTGTCATTTGATATATTTTATTCATATAGTCACGGCAAGTAACTAAGGTATCAAATGTACCGATTGTTTTCTTATAGTTATTATAAGCAGCTGTTAATGATTCTGGGTCAGCACCATTAGTAGCTGCTGATGTATTTATAACAGAAAAATTATCAGCAGAAAGTGCCTTAATATTCTCATCTTCAGCAGTGCTCCAAATTGCTGGTGGTTCAAGTTTTACTAAAGTTCTTGCAGCTATATTACCACTTAAGCCATTTGTTCTAATATAACGAATACGTAAGCCATCATGTATTAATTGGCTAATATCATCTGGAAATTGTAAATAAGGTAAATTTTCAGCAGAATCAAATCCAAATTTAAAAACTGGTGTGCCTGGTAGCTGAACATTTAAATTAGAAACTTGTTTCCAAAGTTCAGATTCTGTAGAATCATTAATATTAAATACAAAGATACCATTTTCTGCGATATTTACCTCAGGTAACATGTATCTATTATTATCGTCTAGGTGAATCATAGAGATAATATTATCGTTGTCAGTTTCACATTCGACAAGTTCGCCTTCTATAGCAGCAACAGTTCTGGCTGGCTCGGATTCTTGTAATGTAAATTCTTCAAGAGTAACGAAGTTTCTATCTTCCTCTTCATTTTTAAGGTTTACGAATTTTGGGAAGTAAATGCTGCCTAAAGTTTTTAATGTTGTTTCATTAGAATCTTTGTAAGTAATAGTTACTTTGCAAGTGGCTGCTTGATAATATTTCATAGAGTAGCCCATCATTTCTGTGAGTTTTCTCATTGATTCAGCCTGTGTAGCGCTTGGCATAAAAGCTTCTAATGTATTCTTATCGATATTATAGTTAAGTTTATCTGCAATGGCAACGAGTGCTTTTAAAAGAACGATGCCTGGGTCAGACTCGTTAGTTGATTCTGGTGACCATCTTGCTGAAATTTTAGCAGCATAGTCAATTAATTCATTTCAAATTTGATAGTAGTCTTTTTTAGTAGGTGATAAAGAAACTTCATTTAATTCTTTGTCTGTAATCATATGCTCTATCTATCTCCTTTTATTTGCTAGCTTCGTTTTCTTCAAATAGCACAAGTGTGTATGTATTTGGAGAAAAATCTATTTGGTTTATTCCGGTAAATTTACAATATAATTTTGCTTTTTCTCTGTCTTGGAATACAGAAATATCTTTTCTTTCAACGTGAACCTGTGGAATAAATATTGCGAGTTGAGTATAAATCATATCAATAATTTGGTCACGTAGAATATAATTATTTGGTTCAAAGAAATAATGTCTAATTAATAATCCAAAATATGGGTCGCCAATCAATTCTCCACGCTCACAGTGTAAGAGAAGCTTAGTATTTTGTCTAGTGGCTTCTCCGTGTTCAGACGACTTCCAAACGCGGGTGCTATTTGTATTAAACATTTTTGGGAATTTTATACTTCTCACTATAGCAACCTCCAACTTTATAAAATCTTTAGATCATATAATTTAGCATATTATTATAAAAATAAATTTATTAAATATATTTATTATTAAATAAAATAAAAAGAACGAATTAATCGTTCTTATTCGAATACCGGTGAATCATCACCAGCAATTTTTGTTAGACTTAGCGTTGTTTTATAGCCGGAATTTCCATCTATTCTATCTCGCTGTTGTGTAACTAAATATAAACCAGAGGCAATATGTTTTCTTCCACCTACGAATATTACGTTTAAGCGCACGTAGCTCATTAATATTGCTGGGCGAAGTAACCCTTGAACCGTAAGTGTAGCTTTTATTGGATATTTAGTTACTGCAGTCCACCATGTAATATCGGCAGGTCTTGTTATGAATGAATTATTTTTAGACGTGACGGTAGGAGCTCATATAGTTTGCCAATTACCATCTTTGTCGATTCTTTTTACATATGGGTCTTGGTCCAGGTCACTACTATAATTATATAGCAATGAATAGTTTTCATCATCAACTACTGAAAATTCAGTTACAATTGTGCCAGTGTTACCAAAGCCAATATCTACTTGGTAAGCATCTGATTTATTTGTTTTATAGGATACTCTTTCTACTTTAAAATATGCCCCCTTTTCGACAGTCGAGTCTTTAAACTCATCGTCAAATGTTGTATCATCGTGCATTGTTAAAACATAGATATCACTGCTTGCTGTTTGGCCTGTTACAAAGCCAATTGGGATCATGCAGCTTACTAAGTATGTGATATAGTCTAATGCAGCAATATTTCTTTTTGGCTCTACTTTAACATACTTATCATCACCAGCAATAAGGGCATCTAGGTTAGAATTATTCATGCCAGTAAAAAGTGATTGTAGTTTATATTTACTTGTCTTAAATATTCTTTTAATTTCATCGCTTGGTTTTACGTAGCCACCTTGAAATGTTCAGCTATCGGCACCATTTAATGCAGCGCTAGATACGGCGTTAACAGTATACTCAATAACGCCACCTTGTAAATTAAATCTCGAAGTAATTTTTGTGATAATTGCTTTTTCTTCTTTATAGATATATGTGGGCATATTCATGTCACCATAGCTAAATATGATTTCACGTGTTTTACTTACGCTTGAAAATACTTTTTCAAAGAAATTTGGGTCATCTGTTTGCTTTACAGCATATCTTATAGATAAAGTATATTGGTTTACCTGGCCATTTATTTTAGTTATGTCTAAGCTTTGTACATAATTTGGATATTGCACATTATAGGCAGTATAATAAAAACCTTGGTCATCACGTTTTCCAATTTCAGTGCGACTGTAAACACCAAACGTATATTTACCAATTGTTACTTTAATCCAAGGAACTTGAACACGTGCCCCAGATGCTAACAAAGAACGTCTTTCATCTTTAAAAGCCATTATCTCATATCTCCAAATTCAATACTATTAATTGGTGGTATTTTAATAATCGAGAACTTATCACTCAATTTTATAAATGCATCCTGTATATCGTTAAAGTAAGCAATAACCCACCAATATGTTGGGTTATTATAATATGAAAGCGCTAGTGAATCTAGTGTATCTGTTGGCTTTACTTTATGTGCAACCCAATTTGTATTTTTAAGTAGATTCTTACTTAATCCAAAAATTTCCCTATTATCTCTTTTATTATAATAATAAGGCACACCTGTATACCTAGAAGTATAGTCAAATGATGCATATCTTTTATCTTTTAAATCATCCATATGCTAGTCCTCAATATTCATTCCCTTTTTTAAACTTTGCACTACGCCTCTAAATCCACCATTTTTAAATACAGTAGTTGAGTCATAAGGGTCTACCTCAGAAATAGATAACGAAAGGTTTACTTGGGCATATTTACCATTAGAAAGAATTGGTTTTGAAAAATCAAGGCCAATATCGCTAGATAGTACACCTTTAATAAATATCTCATTACCAAGACGTAATGCTAAAAGTGGTGGTTCTACAAGTTTATTTTTTACATTATATTTTGGTAAAGCAATAGCTTGTAGTGCTTTAAGTAAATTATCAACATAGTCTTCACCTTCACCAAGCTTAGAGTTGCTGATGCCAGTATTAATATCATCCATAATGTCTCTATGTAGTGGAATAGAAATTTGAACAGTTCTTGGACCAGCATTATTGAAGGTATATACAGGAGCAGTTCTGCCTAAGGCATTAGTTTGTTGGAAGCTTGATTGCATGCGGTCTGATATTGCATCAGGTCAAGTAGGTAGCTTTCAAAATTGAAATCCTTCATCTAGGTGAGAAATATAAATATAATTATCATCTAATACACGAGTAGTAGCCATATATTAATCCTCCCATTTGTCCGTATCATTAATACCATCATATATATTTATACTTGAGATAGTATTCGCAGCTTTATCTGCATAATATTTTTCAACGTCTTTATCAACAAAGCCTAATATATCATGATTTATGTCATTCACATTATGATTTTCGTTAATATAATTATAATATATTAATTGTAAACCAGGAACCCAAAGCCCATCATTAATTAAATTTATGCTTGCTTTATTTGTATTGTGAATTGTAACGACCTTAGCGCGCTCAATATTATCATAAATTTCATCTGCTGGAGTAATTGCATTGCCTATAAGATATTCTATTAGTCTATCTGCAAAAGGATAGCTAATACCAGTATTTGTTCTTAATAATTGTAATGGGGTAATTAAATTTTTTAATTGTAATTCATAGTCGCCGTCAAAGCTAAGAACAGTATGGTTAGTAAGTCTAACTGGTATTTTCTTTTTGCCATAAGCAGATTTTAATTTATCATTTAAACCACCAACTTTATATAATTCATTTACATAAAATGATAATTTCGTCAACATATCCGCTGTAACTTCTGGCATATCGGGTAACAAGTATTCTCTAGGTAACGTTCCATGCAATACTTTGGTATAATAATCTAAAGATACATTTGGTATGCCAGCCAAAATAGCTGTTAATTCTGTTTGTTGGGCAACTGTTAAATCTCTTCGCTCAGAGTTAATAACGAATGGCTTTATAAGATATTTTGATACAGCAGCACTATATACTTTCATTTCTGGATGCTCTGCATAAAACTTTTTCTGCGTGGCAGTATCACAGCGATCATGATCAATTCTATTTAATATCATTGTATCATTATAGGCTGTGTAGTCGCCTTCAAGAACAACTATTGAAGATTCAACGTTAGCTGGTAATTTAATAAATAGCTTAAGTTTTTCTT